GCATATGGAAGAGAAAGGAATCATTCACTTTACAGTCCTAATACAGATATTGAATTCGACCTGATGTCTCAATTCTCTTCTCATGCCCTCGGTTGGAACATTGGATTTGGATTCTGCTGCTTTACAAACAAAGAGCACGCAAAACACTATATGCAATGGAATAGGGATTCTGTTTTAATCCGGGTAAAGATTCCTCGCTTGTCAAAAATCCAAAAAGGTAAAATGAATATACGTTACTCAACAAACAGAACATTAAAGAATATCAAAGCAGTAGCCATTCGTGCTTACCTGATGGAATTCGTTGAGGAGGTTTCATTATGACAAAACAGATAGTATTCACAGGGCAAACGCCTAAACTATTAACACATGACAAAGGAGTAACGACAATGGCAACGGAAAACAAAGCAAGGGTCTTGACGTTCAAGGAACACATGAGCAACCTCAATGCTGAAGAACTCGCTCATAACATTGCAACTTGGAAGGCAGACCAAAAGAAACTAGAGCAGAAGTTAATCAAGAAAAATTCTGAAGGGTTTAATCGTCCATTCGCAAAGCAGCTTGCTATGGTTCGTGCCAATCGTAAATCATAATGGTAGAGAAAACAACAGAAGAACAAACGCCAGAAGAATACTTCCATGTATATACACCTTATCTTGAATGTACAGATGGACATAATAGTGTGCTACATTCAGGGGGAGAACCACCAATGGAGTTAGCTGTGTGTGACATGGAGTATAGTCAATTAAATCAATGGACAATGAACAGCAGGTTCATAATGGAGGTTATCCGAGCAATTAAGCTCGGAATAAAAAAGAATCCATACAAAAACAAACGTGTCAATAATGTTACGTTATCAATGAGTCAATTTAAAATGTTCCAACAAGTTGTGTTCCCAAAGGATAAGGAACATTTTAGAATAGCAATACGCAACAACGAAACAAGCATCCGGCTTTTTACATTTGATATGAAGCGTGCCAAGCATTACCTTCATATCTTTGAGGATGCCATGAAGATAAATAAGACTAAAGTAACAACCTACATAGATCATTTTGAGAATATATATTTCTTTACTTCCGATCCTGTGTGGGTTAGCCAGCCTTTTCTATTAGACCTGTACTTTCACATCATCTTCTCAGGTGATACAGTTCTGATGGGTCAATCAATCTATTCCTTGCTGACTGAAATATCATATGGTGCATCTGTTACACAACCATACCTCAAAACACTGCATGACTATCGCCACTTCATATCAGAGTTGGCGTATGGTCATATAAAATATTTTGAAGGTAAGGATTTCTGGTCTGCACCACAGACAGCATATCAATTCACAGACACATATAATCTAATCACCATGCTCAGTGGTGGATTGATGCACTGCAATCGTGATAAAGGTTTATATCGTCCACTTAAAGCAGCAGCAGAAGCAGCTTTGGGTGTAGATGACGTGCCTTTTTAAATGTACATTTAATTTTAAAGGAGACTCAAATGAATAAGATAGTAAATGTAGTATGTGGTATTGTTATATTAGGCATAATAGCAGGATGTTCAACTGATGCACAGATAGCATCACGTAACCTGTCACTCAAGGCAGATAGCTTCCAGATTATGCGACGAATAGTATTCATTGACACATGGACTGATACGTATATGCTTGAGATAACTGGCCTATGTTCAATAAAGAGTGCCGGAGCAACTACAGGAGTTGATGGTGTAGCTGTTACTTGCAAGGTAGGGGAGAATGAGTTCAAGAAACATTACCTTGGAATGAGTGGGCAGGTAGCATATTTTTCTGAACAACTCGACCCTGCTAAAGTTGGCACATACCAGTATAAGGTTATATTCAAGCCGACCTCTATCCTGCCTGATGTAGATTTCAATACATATAACAACAACTAATGAAAACAATTTACGAAAAGATGGTTGATGTTTATACTATCAGCCATGCAATCTTCACATTAGTGGTTGCCGGATTAACTGCTCTGGCAATCTTAACAATAATCTTTTTCGCTAACTTAAATTGGAGGTAGCAAATGTTGACAGCACAAATATTAAGAAGGAAAGGATTAGGCTTTGAATCAACCAAAATGTTGCATGATGAATTACAAACTCATGGTATTGATTTAGGAGTAGTACACAACCATAAGGCGGTAGCAGATGCCAACATTATCTTTCGATGGGGCTGTTCCTCTACTGTCCATCATGCTAACCCTCAGTTCATCTTCAATCCTGCAAAGGGGATGCACAGGGTAACTGATAAGCCGGGATTCCGTAAACTTTGTATTGATAATGGTGTGTCATGTCCTCAAACTTTCTTTCACAAAGACGAAGCACTTGGATGGTTTGATATACATTGGAATAAAAACTATACTCTTATTGGAAGGGAATCATATCATGCTGGCGGAAGAAATGCTGAACATATATATACTATGGAAGAATTAGAGAACAGCAAATCTGATTATTGGTCTGTTGTTATACCAAAGACAAATGAATATCGTGTATATTGTGCATGGGGTCGTGTTGTTAGGGTTGATGAAAAGATTCCTAACGACCCAACTGCCCTGTTATGGAACCATGCACAGCAAGGCAGTAAGTTCGTTAATATTAAATGGGGAAGCTGGCCTTTGTATGTGGTGCGTGAAGCATTGAAAGCTCATGAACTGAGTAAGCTGGACTATGAAGGTGTTGATATTATTGCACTCGATGGCAAGGCTTATGTGATAGAAAGTAATTCTGCTCCTTCTCTTGCCCCTTATGGTGCAAAGGTATATGGAAAAGCGTTTGCTTCTGTCATTGAATATGTGAGAGAACACTTACGTAAACCATCACACGCACCGCTGCCAAACGAGAACGCTACATGGCATGATTACATTCATCCTGCTGTAGCAAATTAAATGTACATTTATTTTTAAAGGAGAACAAGTATGACAGAACAAGAATTAAAAAAATGGTTTGAATCTATTCCGTTGGTTGACTTTCTGTTCATTGGCAGGGATGAACCCCTTGAACCGAAAGGTTCTTGTTGGTATGACCCTAATCACCAACGTGGGCTATACTCAATGGATGGATTTAACTGTTGTTTATTGTCAAGGGTATCTGCTAAATCGTTCGAACAGCTTTATGAGTTTGCTTCATGTCGTAGCTGGACAACAGATATAATCCAAGCATATGTCAATGGACAACAAGCTCATAATTTTAATATGGAAAACATGAAACATCCATCAATGAATTATTTATTGCAAGGAATAACTGGTAATAATCGGGCCTTGCATTTGGGCCTTGTGTTTGTTACAGCAATGGAAAAATATTTTAATGTTAAGAATCCTACACAGTTATGGCGTGCAAGTGTTCCAAACAAACGAAAGAATAAACCAAATGTTGATATACTTATAGCTAAAGCAGATCAACAGTTTGTTACCAACCCATTCCTTACTAATATGTATCAGTTGATGTGGAAATTAGCAAACACTTTTACACATAGAGAAAATTATGATTCGTTTATCAAAGATGGAAAACCCATAACTGATCTTGTTAAAATAATTGAGAAAATGAAATTTCTTGGTGTTGGTAAATACGATAACAGAAATGATAGGTTCATAGATGGACTGTACATTAGGCGAAATGTTCTCAATAAATTGGTGAAGCGAGTATTCCCAAAGACTGTTATTTGGAAAGGATACTATACAACAACAAAAGAAAAGAATTATAGGGGGCCAATAGGAATACCTGACATACATAGTACAGCAGGGATAGGTAATCTTTGCCATTGTACTACATTTGACGAAGAGTTCAATAAGTTTCTTGAAAAGTTTTATGATACTCATTGCAAAAAGAAAAAAGCAACAAAGAAAAAAGGAGAATTATTACATGAAAGAAGATTATAAATTTACAATAGGATGTGACCCTGAATTTATCTTAACAAATAATGGAATGATATGTTCTGCTATTGGGATTGTTCCGGGTAGTAAACATAAGCCATATCAGCTTGATAATGGAGCAGGATTGCAGACAGATAATGTGGCTGTTGAGTTTGCTTCTCCTGTATGCAGATCAGTGATAGAGTTTATTGATTCCATTAAAGTTACAATGGGATTAATACAACGCAACTTGCCAGAAGGGTATGGTCTTGTATCAAAACCATCGGCAATATTCCCTGACTCTGAACTTGATAACGACAATGCACGTGAGTTTGGTTGTTCTCCTGACTATAACTGTTGGACTGATGAAAAGAACCCAGTACCAAAAGCAACCAACTTAAACTTGCGTTCATTCGGTGGTCATGTACATATAGGCACACCAATTATTCATGCACCAAAAGCAAAACTAATTGCTGCTCAGTTGTGTGATTTATTCATGGGTATACCAAGCCTATTGCTTGACAATACCAACGAATCTAAAGCACGTCGTGAGCTATATGGAAAAGCTGGTAGCTATAGGCCAACAAAGTATGGCATTGAATATCGTGTGCTATCTAATTTTTGGACAGCATCAGATAATCTAATAGCTTGGGTATATAATTCAGTTAATGATATTGTTGATTGTTTTATCAATGACAACTGGAATCAAATACTTAACGACTTCAGACCTTTTGAAATTGAAAGAACAATTAATGATAACGATATAGTTAAAGCTGAATCACTATTAGATTATATAGCTTGCTTTATATCAGAAACAACACATGATGCTCTTATTAATGGAATCACTATGGCAGCACATAGGGGGTAGCCAATGCCAAGAAAAAGAGAAAACTGTATTCGTTGTGGTAAAGTTGTCACACTAAATATAACTAGACTTGATGATGGTCATGTTTATTGTTTAAATTGCAGGAGAGAAATAGGAGCATTCAAATGTCCTCATTGTCATGAACATAAAAGAGGGAACCAACTTTTTGTTGATACTGATGATTATTATTATAACATCAGAGACGAAAAGTTCATGGCTAGATTCTTTAAATATATTAAAAGAGGATCATGTTATGAATGTGCTACTCAATACATATATGAATATAAAGACAATGCAAAACAATGCCCTAACTGTCGTTGTTATCATACAGAACACAATCAATACTGTGCTGAATGTGAAGCCAACTTAAAACCATGCATATCATGTAAAACAGAAACTCATAAACGGCATCAAGTTGATGGTGTCATGGTTAATTTGTGTGATGATTGTGTAATATCAAAAGAATTAATCAAATGTTCATGTTGTGGAAACTATACTAAACATACAAATGAATCATCATTACCAGAATACACAACTATATTATGTACAAAATGTCAAGATCGTTACCCTATCATGTGTCCTATGTGTCATAAGCCAAATAATCAGGAAGCAATGACTGATGTTATGGGACAAGAAATGTGTTATGAATGTTCTGACAATTTATCTAGGTGTAAGTTGTGTAATAAATTTGATGTATTAAATACTGTTAGAACAAAAGATGGGAAACTTGTATGGGTTTGTGAAGAGTGTGCAAGAACACATAATAAAGGAATCATGCAACCCTGGAACTACAAACCCGGAAAACTAAAATATCATGGAAGAGATTACAGTAACCCTTTCTTGTTCTTTGGATTTGAAAATGAAACTTATATCAGGAGTAGATTAGAACGAATTAAAACAAAACACATGGGAAAGATACTCCACTATTTCCCTATTGATTTGTTATATTCTAAATTTGATGGTTCAATAGGAGGTAATACAGATGTACTCGGTGGAGAACATGGTGCTCATGGGTTTGAACTTGTTTCACATCCAATGACGTTTGAATATTTTAAACAGTTTCCTAATTGGAAAAAAATGTTTACAATCCAAACAATTAAGCATGATACTTGTGGTATGCACATACATATAACAAGGGCAGCGTTTACTCCCTTACACTTATACAAGTTCATATCATTAGTTCATGCTAACGATTCATTTATTGAATACATTGCCGAGCGTTCGCTCAAGGGCAATAAGTACACTACCAATATTTCGGGAGAAAATATAGCTAAAGATTGCATTAAATATAAGAAGGGCAAAGGAGGTCGTGAACAGATTTATCGTAGAGCAAAAGTAAATCTGTGTAATGACTTCACTATTGAGCTACGATTCTTCTCGAATGTCACGAAAGTTGAGCAGCTTCATAAGAACATGGAGTTTGCTCACGCTCTATTCTCTTATTCAAGAGAACTTCCACAGAGTTATGCTACCGACATTGATATGTTCATAGATTATATTAAAGAACATAGAAAGTTATATCCAGAACTTAATACATTTCTTGAGTGTATGCCTTGGGAAAGAAAAGAGAATACACTTGAGGACGATATTGCCAATAAAGAAGAAAGAAACAATATAGAAGAATATATTCCACATACTAATAATGGTATTGATTGGAACTTTGAATGGGTAACAGCAGAAGACTAATTATTAAAAATTAAATGTACATTTATTTTTTGTACAAAGGAGATTTATTATGTGTATTATTATGGTTAAGCCTGAAGGCAAATTGATTCCCGATAATTATTTTGAAAACTCTTTTGAGATGAATCCGCATGGAATTGGATATTCATATATCGTTGGTGAAGGTGATGTAGCAAAGATAATAACAAAACGCTTTATGAAATATAATAAATTTATAAAGCAATACAGAAAGGATGAAATAAATAATCTTCATGATACTCCATTTCTTATTCACTTCAGGGCTTGTTCAAGGGGTGTTGTTAATATTGACAATACACATCCATTTAAGATCAACGACGGTCAGGTGTTTGCACATAATGGAACTATCTATGGAATACCAGAGGATGAAAATAAGAAAAGGTCAGACACAAATATGTTCAATGAAACTTGTCTTAAGGGTTTACCTATTGGATGGGAAACAAATGAATCAATTAAGAATCTTATTTACGGAACAATAGGATTCAGTAACAATCGTCTTGTTGTTCTTAATAAAACAAAAGAATATTTTATTTTTAATGAAGGTCTTGGTGTATGGGATGATGGAGTATGGTTTTCAAATGACCATTATCTTGGTATCTATTGCCGTTTAGCTAATGGAAAGACTATACTTAAAAGTGCATTTGTTATTCCAGATAAAGATGATTGGGACAGATGGGAAAGAGATTATGATAATTATATTCCTGGATATCGTGAACCGGGAAAGATAGGGCCAACCCAGCAAACAATCTTTGGTGTAAAAGACATTGATGGCAATAAAAAAGATAATGATATGATTGATAGTGGTGAAGGATGTGACTTTTGCGGACAATTAATGGGAAATAAAAAAGTTGATGTTGTTAATGAAGAGTTTGGAGATATGTATGAAATGTGCAACTATTGTGCACAAACCCTAACATCTTTTGGAGGGATTAAGTATGCTAACTAATCGCTGCATTTGTTGTAATAGAATATTGACTGAGTATGAAGCATCATATGATGCAATCATTAATGATTACAATGATATGTGTGGCTATTGTCTACGCACAGCAAGAGACATTAGATATATTGAAGATGAACCATATCCACCAATGGAGGTAGAGGTAGATGAAACAAACGAAGACATGGAATAAAACAAGAGGGTTAATGTACGGAGTACATCCAAGTGATATACTGAGAATGATATTACATTTCTCTCAGTATAATGAGGATAGACTCCATAAACTTAGGATAATGTTTCTTCAGAAATGTGAGGAGAAGGATTATACTTTTAATGATTTATCTGTCAAGGGTTTTATTATTAATAATTTAGATGGAGGGTTTAAATACGGAATAAATTTTTATGATAAGGCAAGAGACAGAAGAATAAATATTTATGGCCCACTTAAGGGACATCATTACAATTATTTGAAACGAAAATCATTTTATGGTGGCAAGCCCCTTGACAATTTGATGATGCTGTAATATATTATATATATAAATAAATAATAATTATATATTATATAATAATAAATAATATAGGAGATACTATGACAATAACAAATGAACAAGCAGAACTAATAAGGCATTTTGCAAGAAAGTCTTTTATGAATGGAGATAAAAAAGATTTTTATATATTATCTAAATTAGCAAGAGATTACAATATAGATATTTCACATAGTTCTATATACGAAAAAGAACTATTAAATAAATATCAAAAATTAGTACGAGAACAGAAGATAGAATTAAATAAGAAGTTTGAAGAATTAATATATCCGCTCATACAGGAAGTATTATGATACTAAGAGTTAGTTGTCTATTGTTTTTTATGTTGGCAGCAATAATATTAACTATGATGTTTGAGGATTAATTTATGAAAACAGTAGCTCTTAAAAAGATTGAAGAAGCTGGAAAGATATTAGATAAGATGGCTATTCATGCTATATATAAATTGAACTGCCCTAATTGTGGAAGGGTATTAACACTATATGTACATAAAAAACTAGAGCAACAGAAACACATGATGTATTGTCATGGTTGTGATTCAGCATATGAAATAATTATACCAAAGGAGGATATTAATGCAGAGTAATGTAAGAGGTTTTGAAATTAAATTTGATATTAACGGAGACATATTAATTATATCACAGGAAACTTTTGTTGATGATGTAATATTGCATCTGGAAGCTGAGGATGTAAATGTAAAGATGCCTGTTGATATTGAAGACTTAGCTAAAATTGGTCAGGCATTGATTGCAGTATCTAATATGGTGAGGACATATTAATGGGTGATTGGGAAGAAGATTGGCCTAGAATAAAGGACTTACCAAAAGATGAACAGAAAGAGTTCGAGCGTTTCTTAAGAGGACAGACGTGTCCATATATAGACGGTCTTCCGATTGAGGAGCAGGATGGATATTATCCTTGGGATTATACAAGATGGAAAGCTATTAAGGAGTTTAATAAATGAGTAGAAAGACTCAAGCATGGAAGGATGGCTATAACGCTTTTACTCCGGGTGAAAGTAAACCACTTCGGTTCTGTAAATACTATGATGAGTCTGGTGGTAAGTTGACTCTCCAAGTTGATAACTGGCTTGACGGATGGAAGAAAGCAGAAGAACATTATATCATGGAAGAAGCAGAACTTGAAGGAAAAATTAATAAGATTGAAGAAGAAAAAAAGGAGTTTGATAATATTAAACACTCTTGTCCTTGGAATACAACAAATGGATATTCATGTATAGCAACTAAAGATGATTGTTTAGTAGATAAATGTGCAGTATGGTATATATTAAAGGAGAAATAATGAGCACAAAATTTCCTAAAGCGTGGGCATTGGGCCATCGTAATACACATGGTATATGGGATGGTCATGTTGAGATAACTGAGAAGGTTGATGGCTCTCAGTTTGGATTCGGAATCATAATGAATAATTTTACAGCACGGTCAAAGAACTGTGAGATACACAAGGATGCTGCTGGTATGTTTCATGAGGGGATTGAATATGTACATAGTGCACAAGACAGACTCGACCCGAATATCTTTTACTATGCTGAATACCTGAAGAAGCCGAAGCACAACACTCTTTCATATGATAGGATACCGAACAACCATCTTGCTTTGTTTGGAATAAAGTATCAGGATGGTACATTTGAAAAGAACTATTCAGTTCTATCAGCAACAGCAGAAGAAATTGGAATAGATGTTGTTCCTCTAATATTCTATGGAAAAATCAACCATCCTGATGACATCAAAGAACTTCTCCAAAGAGAAAGCTATCTTGGTGGTGTGCCGATTGAAGGACTTGTTGTGAAGAACTATGACAAGGATATGATTATTGCAGACCAGTGGGTTCCTTTCATCCAAGGTAAGTATGTGTCCGAAACATTCAAGGAGAAGCATATTAAAGGCTGGAAGAGTGGGCCTAATAAACTTGAAGCACTATTTCAGTCTGTTGAGAATGACAAGAACAGATGGGTAAAAGCTATCAATGCTATGCGTGATGATGGTACACTAACTGATAGCCCAAGAGACATAGGCCCATTACTTCAGCACATAACCAATGACTTCCTTGAGGAAGAAAAGGAAGAGTTTAAAGAAGCACTGTTCAGAATCTATGAGAAACAGTTGAAGAGGGTGATAGCACGTGGTTTCCCTGAGTGGTACAAGAATAGACTAATGGAGATTTCATTTGGTGCAAGAGATATGTAATTGGATTGTCGTTGGGCTATTTGTTCTAGCTATATGGGTAGTGTTCTATCCACAACCACCAGATAAAAAGGAGAATGACGAATGAAAGTAATTTTTAAAAATGGAGCTATGACTATTGTTCCAGAAAATAAAGATGAAAAATTTTACATGGAAACAATATTTGATAGGCTTATATTTATTTATAACCCAGATGTTGAAACAGATGTATTAGGACAAACTATTATATTCCAAAAACCAAAGGAGAATGATAATGAATAGATTCGCATGGATATTAAAGAGAGTATTTGATATGACATGGTGGCGTAATCCTGATGGTTCATATGGAGCTAATGTTAGATATACAAAACAATCTGATCCTATAACATTTGAGAACCTAACTATTGAATGGGTAATGAGAGACATTGAGCACTCTCTTATAGCAATAGAACATGAATAAGCTACTATGGTGTTTAACGGCAGGAGTCTTGTGGTTGTGGGGAGGATGGTTATTTATCTTTCAACATTATCCACTTGGATTAATCATAGGATTGTGCGGGTCTTTCCTGTTCGCAATCGAAGTGTTAAAGGATTAAAGGAGTAGGATATGGAAAGAGAATATCGTTTATCAGAGTCAAGATATAATGAATTAATGAGTCAAATAACCGAACTGAAAGCAGAGATTGAACAGCGAAAAAGTGATACTATTTTTTATAAAGAATCTGCCGACTCATTTCAAAGAGTAGGGATTAAAACTTTAGCCAAACTCACCAAGGCAGAAGATATACTTAAAGAGCGTGATGGTGGTGGACATGATGCTAATTGCAAGATATTTAGAATGGTAGCGAAGTGTAATTGTGGACATCAAGATGTCTTGGACTACTTCAAAGATAAATCTTATTAACTTATAACAGGAGCAATTATGGATTACCAAGAAGCTATTGAATGGATGGAAGGAATAAGGGACATGAGTAACCTTGTTCAACAAGAACCACACGAAACATGGAATGTCAGAGTTGAGCAAGCCAATGCTGCCAAAATGGAACAGGCTTATTGGTTTCTTCGTTACCATAAAGAACTCAAAGACTAATAACACTTGGTATTGAATTATGAAATGTGCAGTTTGCGGAAATAGTAAACCAGATTCAAAATGGAGATATTGCTGTGATAATTCTATCGTTAATTTATCTGTAATTTTGATTCCGTTTAGAAGGGCTGCAAGGGATAGGGCTTTTCGCTCATTTTATATGGGAAACCCACAGCGTGCAGAAAAGTATCTTAAAGAGAAATAACAGGAGTTAATAAGATGAAGTACGAACCAGAGTATTTAATAAAGGAAATTATAACATACGAGAAATCTTATAACCCAAACTATGGCGACAATAGAATTTGTGAATGTGGACACCTATATTATAGACATTTTGACACCTATGAAGATATGCTTCCCGTTGGTTGCAAATATTGCCAATGTTCTCTATTTAAAGAATCAAAATAACAGGAGGAGTTATGAAAAATTTAATTATGGTTCTTTTACTTATAGTAGTTGTTACTAAACTTACACCAACATTATACGATTTTAGTCATAGAACTAAAAAACTTACACCTAATCAGATTACACTTATTGAAAATATTAACGGTGTTCAATGGGTAGACCAGAATAGAGATGGCTATGAAATCACTGTTTCTATAGGCAAAGCATTTGATTGGAAAAAGGATGGAATTGAGGAAGGGGTTATCAATGCCATTATGCTTAATAAATAACAAATAATATGAGGCAATATAAATGGATAAACAAACTGCAATAGATATAATAGAAAACATAGCAGGATTTGAAGATGAATCAACAGCTTGCGGTGAAGCGTTCTCTTATTTATTAAATCAGATAGAATCATTAGAACTAAAAATTTGGTCTTACGAATTACATAAACAGTTGTATGAAAAAGACTATGAAAAAATACATAAGGCATACACGCAACACCAATGGCTATCCAAACAACAAGCTGACTCAGATAGAGACTTGATATTAAAACTTCAAGAGAAAGTAAAGAAACAAGAAGAGTTTATAAATAATATAGTAGAATATGAATGTTATGATTGTTTTGTTCAAGATGAAGCATTAGATTTTTTAAAGGAGAACGATGCGTGAAGGTAGAGATATAATAGGAGATATGCCTTGCCCTCAATGTCGTGACATGGGGAGGGACAAAACAGGTAATCACCTGATGGTATTCAAGAACGGATGGAAGTATTGCAATCGTTGTGGATACAAGGAAGCACCTGATGAAATTGAAACCAAACAGGAGAAACCAAAACCTATGCCACAAAAGAATGTGATGGGTAAAAGACCTATCCCAGAAGCAAAGAAGAATGGATTGCCAGTTGGAGAAGAGAAGCACGCTGTTGTCCAGAAGATAAAGATGCAGCATACTGCTGGCGATATACCTGACAGGAGAATCTCAAAGAAAACTGCTGAAAGGTATGGAGTAAAGGTTCTTAATGATGCAAGGTATTACCCTATACACAGGAGAGGGAAGTTAGATAATTACAAGAAACGTGTACTGCCAAAGAAATTCTTTTTGGTTGGAGCTAAAGAAGATGACGAAGCAGAACTGTTTGGTCAGTCCTCATTCCCTGCTGGTGGTAAGTATATAATTATTACAGGTGGTGAAGAGGATGCAATGGCAGCGTATGAAATAATCCATGAGAAGTATAACCAAATAGAGCCAGCTTGTGTTGCTCCTGTGTATGGGGAGAATATGTTTAACATAGGCAAGAACATAAACTATATCATGTCGTTTGAAAATATTTATATAGCTGTTGATAATGATGAAGCAGGAGATAAGTTTAGAAAGAATCTTGCTGACTTGATAGGCGAGAAAGCGAAGATACTAAAGTTCTCTGAGAAAGATGTATCAGATATGAGACAGAAGAAAAAGGATAGAGAATTTATATCAGCATTTTTTAATCCTCAAAGTTATAGACCAGTTGGAATGATTACTCCTGTTGATGTACGTGAACAGGCTATCATGATTCCTAAATATGGTAAACCTTTCCCTTGGCCCACGCTAACAAAAGCAACGTATGGGAGGAGACTAGGAGACGGATACTATATAGGAGCAGGAGTTAAGATAGGAAAGTCTGAGTGGCTTAATCAAATGGCATCACATATAATCTCTGGTGAAGGAGCTAAGGCTTTCGTTGCAAAGCCAGAGGAACTTCCTGCTCTTACAGTTAAGAAAGTTGCTGGCAAGATATATGGAAAACCATTCCATGACCCTGATGCGTACAAAGAGCGTCGATTCACTAGCGACGAACTAGAAATGGCTATTGATTCGCTTGAAGATAAACTTATTATGTTCAATAGGTACGGCTCATTACAATGGGATGAATTGAAAGAATGTATTCGCCATGCTGCAGTTATTGAACGAGTCGAAGATGTATTCATTGACCCTATCACTTGCTTCACAGATGGTATGCCGTCTAACGATGCAGATACTTTACTGAAGCAGATTGTTCGTGACCTTGACAACATGAGTAAAGACCTTGGGTTTACGTTCTATTGTTTCTGTCACCTTAACAATCCACCAAATGGAGCACGACCCTATGAAGAAGGAGGAAGGGTTAAGAGTGCTTACTTCGCTAACAGTCGTGGCATGATGCGTGCTTGTCAGTATATGATAGCATTAGAACGAGACAAGTATGCTGAAGACCCACTTAAAAGAAACACAACTATCCAACGATTACTTGAAGATAGATTGTTTGGTAGATACGTAGAGTTTCCTACGTACTATAATGTAGAGACAGGAGAATACTTAGAACATTTAACAACGGAGGTTCCTTTCTAATGGAAATAATAGTTGATTATATGGGTGATATTGTTTGTATGGAATGTGGGAATATGTTAGAATTTGAATGGAATAATAATAGACAAAGGATTGAGGTTGAGGGATGTCCAGATTGTTTGTCAGATAAAGGAAGAGAAGAATATGATAAAGGATATGAGGAAGGGAATAATGCAGGATACGACGAAGGATACGACGCAGCACAAGCAGAAAAACATGATGAATAAATATTGGTATAAGTTTACTTGCTTCTATTGCCCTGTATGTGGTAGTGAGGATTGGATTAAAGAGAGGCAGTACACACCTAAACCTGAAGATGGAAACGAAAGATATGTACATGAAATACGATATGATTGGTGTGATATATGAAATGTGAATATTGTGGTAGAGAATGTGGCTATACGTGTGAACGCTCAATAGAGGGAGAAGCATATAAAGAAGGATTAGCTGCTGGAAGGAAAGAGAAGTCTCCATTGCTTGAAGCAGCAAGGAATCAATTAGATGAAGCTAATGAAGTAATTAAGAAAGTAGATGAACTTTATGAGGGAGAAGGAATCGTCTCTCCATATTATGTTACTATGTATTTAGAAAGGTGGAATCTATTAAAAAAATAAAATGTACATTTAATTATTTTTATACTTGACAAGGGTACAATTCGTGTATATATTATATGTATAGGAGGAATAAGTAATGGAAAATGGAACAAATAAGTATAGATGGATTAGTGGTTGGGATAGGGACGATATGAATGATATGTATGAAGTTTTAATAAGACCAGATGGAACAGAATTAGCTTTCTTAACTGAACCAGAAGACAGATGTAGCTATAGGGACTTATCACCTATTACTGAAGAGTTAAATAAATTATACAACAACCAAAAGGAGAACAATTAATATGGCAATGACAATGAAGGGTAAACCAAGTGGTGAAACATTTGAGAAAGCATTACCGAAAGCAGGAGCACGTCCTGCTAGGCTGGTCAAAGTAATTGACCTTGGGATTCATAAGAGAGAATACAAAGGTGAAGCAAAGGAACCATGTCGTATGTTGGTTCTGGAATTTGATTTGGTCAGCGACCTACACACTTACAATGAAGAACTTGGGTCACAACCTATTCGTATTAACACAGGATATTTCTTTCCGTTAACTGTTGTATTCGGTGCTGATGGCACGCCACATGAGAAGAGCAAGTTACGTCAGTACATCCGTGCACTTGACCCAACTAATGAATGTGACTACGACCTAACACGTATGCTTCTTCGTCCATGTATTCTTAATATCGAACTGAACAAGAAAGACGATAAGACGTATGCAAATATTGAATCTGCTGGCCCAGTTCCAGAGATTGAAGGGTTTAAGGTGGCAGAAACAGATGCAATCCCATACTTCTTTGACCTTGATGATTATACTGAAAAGGAATGGGAAGAACTTCCTGACTTTATAAAAGAGATAATCCAGAAAGCTGAGAACTATGTGGCTAAGTAATGAGCCTTCAAGTTAAACAAACATCTCACAAAAGCACAGGCGATGGGCCTGAATTATTAATAGATGGTGATATTATAATTCGTGCCTGTGCTTCCGCTGCCGATGGTAGAGGGTATAGAGTTGTTGGTTGTCAAGATTCGTTTAAGTATATAAAGGATGCCAAGAGTTACTGTCGAGCCAATAAACTTCCTTATGATACAATCGAATTAACCTATGACCCTGACCCTTTACCTTGGGCATTACATTCAGTTGATGAAATGATTCTTAGTATCATCAACGAACTTCAGAGCGACAACTATCAAATCTTTTTAACTGAAGGCAGTAACTTCAGATATGATATATATACTGAATACAAAGCTAACAGAAAAGATTATAGATTGCCAGCACATCTTCCTGATTGTAAGAAGCACATCAAAGAAAAGTGGGATGCAAGAAGCATTAAAGGGATTGAGGCTGATGATGCTATCCGTATTGAAGCAGTTAATAATCCAGCGAGTGTGGTATGTAGTATAGATAAAGACTTTGATATTATTCAAGGTTGGCATTACAACTGGAATACAAACAAGATGTACTTTGTAACTGGGAGTGAAGCACTGCGTAACTTCTATACTCAAATGATTACAGGTGATACTGCTGATAACATCATAGCTCTTTCAGAGAAGAAACCAAAGAAGAGAACATACAAGGTTGAACCACTTCAAGATATGCAGTTCCAAGATGAAATGGAATGGTATGTATATTGTGGATATGTTCTTAAGTATGGTGAAGAGGAAGCGTTAAAACAAATGAATCTTAATGGTCGTTTGCTCTGGTTATTAACAGGGATGGATGATATATGGGAGGCACATATATGAGTGCATTTGATACACAGGTAGGTGGTAGTCATTACAAGAATTATAAGATACAACCGATGCAGTTCTTTATTGCTAACAATTTAAATTATCCTGTTGCTGCTATTATTAAATATGTAATGAGATATAAAGATAAGAATGGTATACAGGATTTAGATAAAGCAATTCATATTATTGAAATGCTAAAAGAGGAACTATTCAATGCACCACAAACAGTCGCACCAAAGAAGAAATGTAACTGCCTTAGTATTTATGATGAACCATCTGCTGAACTCAGGGTGGAGAAAGACAAAGAAAGGTATGTGGATGAAAGGCCAGATGCCTCCTACTACACTGACTTCTGCATTTAATATTCAAACAAGGATAGATAATGGGGAAGAGATTACCGAACACTCCACGCTCAAAAATAAAAGGAGCAATTCGTCAGCTATGGTTAAGGAGCAGAGAAAGGGCTGCAGCCTTAAAGCGAGAAGGATACAAATGCGAAAGGTGCGGAGCAAAACAGAGCAGAATAAAAGGAAAAGAAGTTTACTTAGAAGTACACCACAAAGACGGAATAGATTGGGATGGAGTAGTAGATATAATAGCAGAACGAATACTACAAACACCAGAAAATCTTGAGGTTACTTGCAAAGAGTGCCATGATAAGGAACATGGTAGGATAAAAAAGGAAACAGAGCAATGAGTTTAACATTCGATGAAATAAAAACGGCAATGATGGACAGAGAAGATGTTGATACTTTGGTAGATTTCTTTCAGATAGATATTGATTCATTCGTTGAATCTAATCTTCTTGATGAAAAGATACTAGACTATTGGGACATTCTTCAAGACATTTATGCTAATGGAGGGTCATTATCTTAAAGATAGCTTTTGATATTGATGGAGTCGTAGCTAATTTCAATGAAGTGATGCAAAGAATTGTGCTTGACAAATACGGATTTGATATTAACAAAGACAACACAAGAGGATTCAAGTTTGAAGTTCCCGGTGTAAGTGATGACACAATTTATAGACTTATCGGGTATGTAATTAAAAACTTATCACATGAAATAAAACCATATGATGAAGCATTGGTTCCATTGTATGGATACTATGACAAAACAAAGAAGCCTTTATATTTTGTTACAGCACGTCATAGGTCAAATGAAAAAGTGACAAGGACGTGGCTTAATAAATATATAGATGTTCCATTTGATGTGGCTGTTGGTGTTGGATGCACTCATAAAGCAGGGCATTTAATTAAACGAGGGTATAATGCTTTCGTTGATGACAGATACAAAACAGCTATTCATTTATCTGAAAGGATAGATAAAGTATTCTTATTTAATCGTCCTTGGAATCAAGGTAGAGAAGTTCCTAATAATGTTAAACGTATAGATTATTTAGGAGAATTGTTATGAAAGATATAATGGTTGACCTTGAGACATGGTGTAATGGAGCAAACGCTGTTGTAGTACAGATTGGTGCTTGTATGTTTGATAGAAATACAGGAGAGATTGGTAAAAAGTTTCTATCCCATGTCAATGCTGAAACAGAAATGGATGCAGGGTTTGGTGTTGATGCTAGCACAATATATTGGTGGATGGAAAGAGAGAAACAAGCACAGGGTAGAGCACATGGGCTAAAGCACCAAAGAAAAACTAGCCAGATAGCATGGAGTTTATTTAATGATTTCTTGGGTGGAGCAACTTACATATGGAGTCATGCTACTTTTGACTATCCTATTATTATGAATCACTTCTACAAATTAGGGATTAAGCCTAACATACACTATCGTAATGCACGTGATATAAGAACGCTAGTTGATATTGCTGGTCGTCAAGTTGCGTGGCAAAACAAAAGAGAAGGAGTACACCATGATGCTCTTGACGATGCAGTATTCCAAGTAGGTTATTGTGTTGAGTGCTTCTCTTATTTAAAGGAGAATATTCTTGGGGAATAAAGCATATAAGGACAAGATGAAGACACTAGGGTTATGCGTTGATTGTGGTAAACCAGCATATAAAGACCACATTCGATGCTTAGAACATTACAAGAAAGGAATACAAAAGTCAAGAGAGATAAAAGAAAAAACAAGAAAAGAAGAACTTGGATTAAGTTGTTATAGCAATATGAGAATATTAATACTTGATATTGAAACTTCTCCAACTCTTGCTCATGTATGGAAGCTATGGAAAGAAAATGTAAACCTTGACCAAATAGTGGAAGCAACACAGATACTTTCGTTTGCTGCTAAATGGTACAAAGATGATTTAACTATATTCCGTTGTGAATTTACAGACGGAAAAGAAAACATGATGGCTGCACTGCATCAGTTACTTGATGAAGCTGATGCTGTTGTTCATTTCAATGGTGTTCGCTTTGATATTCCACATATTAATCGTGAGTTTCTTGAACTTGGGTTAAATCCACCATCACCATACAAACAGATTGATTTACTTAATTGCGTTAAGTCAAGGTTTAGATTCATGAGTAATCGTTTAGCTTACGTTGCACAGAAGCTAGGGATAGGTGTTAAGTATCCTCATGGAGAATTTGCAGGACACAAGTTATGGTATGAGTGTGTTGAGAAAGATAATCCTATGGCATGGAAAGAAATGAAGACATATAATATCTATGATGTTGTCTTAACTGAAGCATTATATATAAAACTTCTTCCTTGGATACAAGGGCATCCGAATCATAACTTATATTCAGATGGTAGCAAACAGCTTTGCCCTCAGTGCGGAAGTGCCGATCTAAGTGAAGGCAAACCTGTGCCACTAACTGCTGGAATATATGAGGGTTTCGTGTGTAATAGTTGTGGAAGAAATATTAGAGGTAGATATACCTTAATTGAAGCTGATAATCGTAGGAATATTCTGCTAGGTGTAGCAGGAGGATAATATGGAAATTAACTTATTTAATTTTATATGGCAGCGTGGTATATTCTTGTTTGAAATACTACGACTACGTAATGATACATATAACACTGCACTGTTTGGAATATCTTGGTTACAAGGATATAATCCTTCAACAGACAAAACAATTAATATGTTTAATTTTGATATTTTGTTCCTGTCTTTTATAATGGGGCAAATCAAAAGTCTATTCGGAGGTAAAGAGAATGACGAATCTGCTGGGATTGACGAATATTAAGAACAAAGTAAAAAGATATACTGTTACATTCAAAGGACAAAAGTTTATTATGATTGGTAGGAAGAACGAAGGTGGATTATTAACTGAAGAAGAGTATGCTAACAATCATTATGGTAAATATTATCTATATGAAGATGGCAAGATAAGGAGCAATGGTGAGGTAGTTGGAACTATTAAAGATATAGAGTTCATGTAATGGATGAAAACTACTTGAGTCCAAACTTTTACGACCTAGATGATGCTGCACTTTCATGGAAACATTATATCTCTCCTCAAGACATTGCTCATTGGGATGAATACCCAAAGGAATTAAAGAGGATGCTTTATAATCTTGCAAACAATATGATGCATCATCAGGTTGACTTACTTGACAGGGGGAGGATAGGTGAATAATGTTATTAATAGCAATCTTTATAATAATTGTTTGTTTAAGTATTAGAATGGAGAGTTAATATGCCGATCTATGAATATGAATGTACTAAATGTAATGATAATTCGATAACTGAAATTATTTGTCCTACTAAAGACTCTATCCCAGAGAAAGTAATATGCTTGGAATGTGGAAGTACGATGCAGAAGTTAATATCAAAATCTTCTTTCCATCTTCGGTGGGAGCAGCGTGCACGTGATGCAAAAGCAGGGAGAGTGCGTGATGAATGATGCACGAATGGAAGGTGAAACGTATGAAGATTATCAAAAACGTCTTAAGTTTTGGGAGAAGGGAGTTAGGTGGTACACTAGTCATGGCACTCCTATATGGACAGCAAGACAAGGACAATATATTAAAACAGCACATGGGCCTATAGGTCAGCAACGGAGGAAGAAATGAGTAACAAGGTAACACCTAGAGTATGGATGAATCCTATGCCACGAACATATATACGAACAGGAGCTACTGTTACTTGTTATCATGGTGAGAATAAATTATTCAGTATTACTGTTGAAGCTAAAGATTTAAATGAATATGAGAAAGAACAATGTGCTAAGAAGGTAATGGAAGACTTGTTCTATGGAGAATATAACGGTGGCTAAACATAATTATGAGAATCTAAATGAGGCTGACTTTAAATTACCAGCTAATTACATTGAACTTAAAGTTGACGGATGGAAACAGTGGTACTGGGTACTGATGTCTAATGATTGGGAGTTAGCGAAAGGCACAAAGAAATATCCTAATAGACAAGAGTGCGAATTAGCTCTTAAGAGTATTCGTTCATTGATGCAGCAAGCAGGGTTCTGCCCAACAATCTACATGGAAGATTTTAAAAAGGAATCTAATGACGACAATAGCTTGTAATGAGTATGGAATGGCTTGTGATAGTATGCAGCATGGTAACTATATTGACAGAATATCTATTAAAAAAATATTCGAGATTAATGGATGTCTTGTTGGTGTAGCTGGCAATCCCGGCTATATGAAACAGTTCTTGAATTGGTACAGAACACAGCGTCATGAGTTTCCAGAACTAGGAGAAGATTTTGCAGCATTAGAATCTACACCAGATGGTCAATGTTTCTATTGGGATAGCATTGGAGTTCCACAAGAAGTTGGCTTCCCTGCTGCTATTGGTTCTGGTGCTAATATTGCTATCGGTGCTATGATGGCAGGGGCGACACCATCACAGGCTGTACGTATAGCAATGGAACTTGATATGTCTACTGGCGGAGACTTATATATATTAGGTAAAATGAAAAAGGGAGGGGCTTAATGCAGTTAAGCGACAATGGAGGGCAGATAGGGATTAAAAGATACTTCCAGCATGAAGAGAATTGGGAAGGATGTAGTCTTAGATCAGCAGTTGCATCTGCTAATGTAGAAGCAGAACCCAATAAATGGATTGACCCTTTCCATGAAATAATTTATGAGCTAAAGTTCCTACCTGCTGGACGTATATTGCGTAATAGTATGCTAGGTAAAGGTTCGTTGCTTAATTGTTACCATAAACCAATAGGAGATTCCATTGAAGAAATCGCAAACTTCATCAGAGATAGTCTCATACTATGGTCTGAAGGAGGCGGTATGGGAACAACTTTGTCAGGACTACGACCCAAAGGTGCTCGAATCGTTGGCAAAGGTGGAGAATCAAGTGGCCCCATTTCTTTCCTTACCGCTACCGATGCAGTTGCCAGAACAGTTGAGTCGGGAGGGAGCAGGAGAGCAGCCGGACTTGGTGGTTTATTTGTTGGGCATCCTGACATTTTTCAATTCATTAACGCCAAAAATGAAGATGGACTTATTGAGACATTCAACCTCTCAGTAGAAATTAATGAAGATTTCTTGGATGCCGTCACCCAAGATAAAGAATGGAACTTAACATTCAACCAGAAACTATATGATACAGTAAGGGCTAAAGATTTGTGGGATTTGATTGTTCATAATATGTGTCAGTATAGTGAACCGGGAATACTAAACTTAGACAATATGAGAACGAACAACTCATATTACTTTGCACCTATCTCTGGTGTTAATCCATGTGGCGAAGCTACATTATCACGTGATGAAGCGTGTGACCTTGGTAGTGTTGTACTGCCTTCATTCGTAAGTGCTGGTGGATATACTAACTGGAAAGCATTAAAGGAAACAATCTATTTAGCTGTTAGGTTTCTTGATAACATTCTTTCTGCAAATAAATACACGCTTGACAATATCAAACAGGCTGTTTTTAGGTCACGTCGTATTGGCCTTGGAGTTATTGGTTTAGCTGAGTATATGTTTGCAAAGAAAGTAAGATATGGTTCACAGGAATCTATTAGATTAGTTGACCAGTTGTTTAAGTTTATAATGTGTTCAGCATATGAAGCGTCAATTAAACTAGCACAAGAGAAAGGGACGTTCCCTATGTTTGATATAATGCCATATAGTAAAGCTAAGTTTGTTCGTAAACTTCCTGCTTACTTACGTAAAGATATTAAACAATATGGAATGAGGAACGTAACTGTTCTTGCTATGCCACCTACAGGCACAACATCATTGCTAGCTGATTCAACAAGTGGAATTGAACCTCTTCCGGCTAAGGCATACATAAGAGAAGACAGGGTAGGTAAACGTGAATATATCCACCCATTATTCAAGCAGTATTATACTGAAGGTGATGTTCCAGAATGGTTAGTTGATTCACATGATGTATTGCCAGAGGAACACATGGAAGTACAAGCTGCTGTGCAGAAATATGTTGATGGTGCTGTTAGTAAAACAATTAATTTGCCTAATGATTATAAGGACGATAAGTTATCAGAGATTATGCTTGAGTACGCTTATGATTTAAAGGGCGTTACTGTGTACAGGGATGGCTCTAAATTCGGTCAACCTATTGTCCGTATGACAGATACCCAAATAAAGAAAGCGTTGAATACAGCGTCAAATGACATGGTTGCTGAGGATGTTATGTGTTCGACAGGGAGTTGCGAGATATGACAATATATTGTTATGTTAAGGATTGTAAATATAATGTTGGAACTAACTGTCTAATTGACGATGAAGTTGTAATCGAAATGGATTGCACCAAATGGCAGTGGACAGGATTTTGTGAAAGCTACTCTCCAAGAGATGAAGAGGAGAAAAGATAGAAATGAAGATACCACATTATGAAAAATTTGTAGGAGAACCTCCGTGTTGTCATTACGTATGGAAGAAATTAAATCCAACCGGGAGATGGAAGATAACTACTAATTCTGATGGGGATTGTGCATTATGGATTGAACATATTATTTTCTTTTGTTTTACGAAATGGATACATGAGTCAAAGATAGAATTAAAATATGAACAGACTGAAGAAATATTTGAGTGTGCAAAATGAAATGGGAAGATGTACATTGGATAGGTGAGTCAAAGTATAACGATGTGTATGATATGATTGATTATATTATGCACGGAGTGTATCTTGGAAAGATTACTTATGAGCAGGCAATAGATATTATCCATGATATTATAGCTGAGAAAAAACCAGATGGTTATTGCGCAAACAACCAACCCAAGGAGGACGAGAATGTTTAGACCGAAGAATGTAGCAGATGTAATGAATGGATTTGCAAAGTTGATTAAAGGACTTGATGATGTAGCTCAGACCCATGTTAATCACGCAGCAGACAAAAGTGTTAAAGCTATTAACTTACAGAATGAAGCTATTGAGCATAACAAAGAGGCTCAGAAAGCTGCTAATATTTCAAAGAAATTACAAGAGCTTATATCATAATGGTTGACTATTTAAATTGGAACTACCTTATAGTAGTGTTCAATGGTGAACAATGGGAAGTCATAGAAAAATGCCTGTTAAGCATTTAATGGATGATGTCCGGTCTTGTAAACCGGGGAAGGGGGTTC